AATTGCGCGATTGAAAGTGGCTTTCGATGAAGCCAAAGAATCTGTTGGCGCGGCCTTATTACCGATTATTGAAAAATTGCTTAAATTGATTACTGAAACTGCCATTCCTGCATTTGAAAAATTTAAAGAAAACGCAATTGATCCAGTAATAAAAGCATTTAAAGATAATGAGGCAGCAATTCGGGGTCTTTACAATTTCGCAAAAGATATATTAGTTCCGTTCCTTAGCTTTACTTTACTTAATAGCCTTAAGGGTTTAAGCACAGTCGCTTCCGTTATAGTAAGTGCAGTTTCAACAGCTCTTAGAGCCTTAGAGCCGATTATTAACGCTGCCATCACAGGAATTAATGCTGTCATTACTGCAAAAAATCTGCTATCTAGTGGCCCAGACACAAAGACAATTCCAAAGGTTAATTTTAATAGCGGTGGCACAAATACAGGATCAAACACAGTCGCTACAAGCAGTTTACCTTTCGGAGGTGGTTCAACGATTCCTGGCAAGCCTACGACTGGCGGTGCAAGTAAGGTTGTAGCTGGTGGCACAACTCCATCTGTTTCAGTTGCCGCCGTTCCAACTGTATCAACGGCAGTCATTTCTAATGTGCCAAGTGTTAGTGGAACTCCAAACTTAGGCGCAGTTCGAGCTGGTGAAGCAAAAGATAATATTTACATTAACGTAAACGCTCCAAGTGTTATTGACGAAGAAGGATTTACTCGAGCAGTCGTTCAAGCTCTTAACACTTCCACTAATCGCGGTACGACCGGTGCTGGCGACCTACGGACTAACGCTCAGATTCTATGACCGCTTGGACGCCCGTCTGGAGAGTAAGAGCTAACGGCGACACAGTAACCGGCGTAACTCTTGCAAACCTAACTATCACATCTGGTAGAACAGATATTAACTCGCCTACCCCTGCTGGCTATTGTTCTTTGCAATTAATTAACACCGATAACAGCGTTTATAGCTTTGCGGTTAATACTTCAATCCTTATCGAAGTTCAAGACTCTAATGGCGATTATGTGCCGCTTTTTGGCGGTCGTATTTCCGATCTCCGTCAAATTGTTACCAGCGCAGGATCAGAAGCCGCAGTCACAACAATCAACATCACAGCCACCGGAGCTTTAATCAGACTTCAACGAGCGACCTTTGATGGCAATCTTGCCGAAGGATTAGACGGCGCACAGATTACAGACTTACTTGACGATTTGTTGTTGGCGAGTTGGAATGAATTACCCCCAGCCGAGACTTGGGCCACTTATGATCCAGCCACAGAAACTTGGGCTAATGCTGGAGATATTGGTTTAGGTACTATTGACGCTGGCGAATATACGATGGCAAGCCGACAGATAAGCGACCAAGTTATTTCCAATGTCGCGAATCAAATCGCGTCCTCAGCTCTCGGCTATTTGTATGAGGATGCTAACGGCAATATCAACTACGCCGATGCAAGTCACCGACAGGATTACTTAGTCGCCAATGGATACACCAATCTCGATGCCGCTCACGCAATTGGCGCAGGAATCGGAATAGTCCAGCGACAAGGCGATATAGCCAACAAAATTATTATTGACTATGGCAACAACTTTAACTCTCAATACATCGCCCAAGATACCGACTCACAAGCGACTTATGGGCTTTACGCCGAGCAGTTTTCAAGCTACTTAAAGAACACCGCAGACGTCGAAGATATGGGCGACAGACTGATTCAGCTCCGCGCCTATCCTCGCTTCCTTTTCCAATCCATCACCTTCCCAATCCAAAACCCCGAAATAGATGATGCTGATCGGGATGCCTTGCTCAATATTTTTATGGGTCAACCCGTCCGTATCATCAACCTTCCCCCTCAAATGCTAGGCGGGGAGTTCACCGGTTATGTGGAAGGTTGGAGCTTTAGGGCGTCGGTGGGTGGCCTTTCAATTACCTTCAATGCTTCACCCACAGAGTTCTCGGCCGTATCCCAACAATGGGCGCAGGTCAACGCAGCAGAAAGCTGGAATAGTGTGCTTAATACCTTAGAATGGCAGGACGCGATAGGAGTGATTAGTTAATGGCAACAACAACCAATTTCGGCTGGGAAACTCCGGACGACACAGATTTAGTCAAGGATGGCGCTCTTGCGATGCGCACACTTGGCAACGCCATCGACACTTCTTTGGTCGATCTAAAAGGCGGAACAACCGGACAAATTTTATCCAAGACTTCCAATACGGATATGGATTTTACTTGGGTAACGCAAGCCGCTGGGGGTAAAGTTTTACAAGTAGTCGCTGGAACGACAACGACATCAGCTAGCACAACCAGCACGACGTATGCTGATAGCGGCTTAACTGCTTCCATAACTCCATCTTTGAGTTCAAGTAAGGTGTTAGTTCTATTAACGCAATTTTGCGGCAAAACGGGAGATGCTTCCACAAACTTGAGACTTTTTAGAGGCGCAACACAATTAACTGAAGTTTTATATGTAGGTGACACAGGAAGTACTTTGAGTCAAAATTTAGGTTATTCTCTTGCCTATTTAGATTCTCCATCTAGCACAAGCTCGTTAACTTACAAAACACAATACGCGAGCGGCGGTGGTGGTGGAACTGCTTTTGTTCAAAGAAACAGCAACCTATCGTCAATCGTCCTACTTGAAATTGGAGCGTAACAATGGCTCAAGGATATGAAGTTTTAGAAATGTTAATCCCTAGCGGTGGTTGGGAAATTAAAGGCAATGATTTCGACGGAATCACATTTTTAGAATGTGAACCAATCACTAAAGAAGAATTTGAAGCTGGTTTTAAAAAAGTTGATGCTTGGAAGGCAAAACAACAGAGTGATGCGCAGACAAAACGCGAATTAGCATTAGCGAAGTTAGCAGCATTAGGGCTTAACACTGATGATTTAAAGGCTCTTGGTCTTTAGTTACTTGGATAACGATGCCTAAATTATGCAAAGCCGGTCAACAACTTCGGGAGCAAATAGATGATGATTATCCTGATCGCGATCGTAAGTCTGACGGTTGGGTGGCTGACGCTCGTCACGTTGCCAAAGGCACTTCTGACCATATACCAGATTCTCGAGGAATCGTCCGAGCTTTAGATATTGACGCAAACCTTAACGCGCACCCTGAAGAAACTTATGCGCTGGTCGAGAAAATTCGTAAGTGTGGCAAGCGCGGTGATAAGCGCATTAAATACATCATTTACGACGGCAAGATTATGAGTCCGATATTGGGATGGAAGCGCCGCAAATATAAAGGCGCTAATCCTCATCGCTCGCACTTTCATATCAGCTTTACAAATTTGGGAGACAATGACGGCAAATGGTTCGACCTCGAAGGAGACAGAAATGAGCGACTTAAAGAAGATGGCGGAAAGTTGGGCCAAGACCTTCATAGCAACGGCACTCGCAACGTATCTCGCGGTGGGTTGGGATGTCGATGCGATTGCAAATGCGGCTCTAGTATCAGTCTTGCCTAGCATTATTAACTGGCTCAACCCTAATTACGAGCGTTATGGAAGAATAAAATAATGGGTCGATTAACGATCAACTCTGCAAATCTTTATCCAGGTCCTCGCGGTAAAACGGGAGATGCTGGTCCACAAGGTCCGGCAGGTGCGACTGGTCCACAAGGCGAGACTGGCGCTACCGGTCCTGCTGGTCCACAAGGTCCACAAGGTCCGGCAGGCGCTACTGGGGCTACTGGCGCTACCGGTGCTACCGGTGCTACCGGTCCTCAAGGTGCTGCCGGTTTAATTGAAAATATGGGTTTTGTTTCCGGTGAATGGTATGGAGCAACTGTTCAAGATGCAGCTACTAGAACTTTTTCAACCAATAATTCTTGTTTTTATTTACCTTTTTATTTAACTGGTTCAACAACTTTCAATCGCATTGCAGTTAAAACTGCCAGCACTTTTTCGGGTTCATCAACAATGCGACTTGGAATCTACAATTGTTCTGGTGGATTACCAACTACAGTCGTTTTAGATGCAGGTCAGGTTACGGCGACTAGTAATAATACTGTTTATAATATTACAATAAATCAAACAATAAACAGCGGTTTTTATTATTTTGCAGTAGCAACGCAAGGTCTTGCCACAACAAATTCATATATTTCTACTAATAGTGTTATTGTCCCAACGTTAGCTCCATATAACTCAACCTTAGGAATTACTTCGACCTGCTATGTGGAAACGGGCGTCTCTGGTACTTTCGCAACGGCCGGAACTGTATCCCGAAGTTCATCTGCGCCGTTAGTTATGTTGAGAGTGTCCTAATGACAAAAATTATTACCTACGGAATTGGTGGATACGATCCGACAAAACCCAACGACAATATTATCGACATAACAGAAATCGAAGAAGACGATGCCGGCGAGTGATTTAGCTGCCACCATAGCTTCGGTTCTTGGGTCGATTGGCTTACTTATTGCCGGTCTGCGCTACATTATCAAATTGGAAAATATCCCCATTGTGTCGCGCCTTGATAAAATGGAGTCTCAGTTAGAATTAGCCCTATCAAAGAAGGTGGGGGCTAATGGCAACAAGAAAGCGCGTTAAGAAACCGGTAAAGAAAACGGCTAAATCTCGCCGAACAGTTAAAGAGTTGCCTACCAAACTAGATTTCTGGGCAATTGCTTGCAAAGAGATTTACGAGACTTGTCGCCGTAATGGAATGGATGAAGGCTTGGCTCTTGCCTTTGCTATGGATCGAAGCGCTTGGCCTGACTGGGTAATCGACCCACAAGATCCGATTAGAAAAATCGGGTGGGAAGATGGCGAGGAAGACGTCTAATTTACCTACGCGAGGTTGAGCTATTTGAGGCTCTCAAGTCGGTTTATCCGGACTTGACGCCTTTATCGGCGACCGACCGAGCTGACGGCATCACCCACGACGCTTATATCGAAATGAAATGCCGACGCACTCATTACCCCACACTCTTGATTGAGAAGAAGAAGTGGGATTACTTGGCCGATATAAGGGCTAGAACGGGCGCTAGGACGCTTTATATCAACTCCACCCCACAAGGGGTCTATCAGTTTGATTTAGGGGCTATAAACGAGCCTGAGTGGCAATTAAAGGCCCTTCCAGATAAGACCGACTTCGCCAATAGCGGCAAGGTTGAGAAGCTTTGTGGCTTTCTAGATATACGACACTCCGAACTCCTACTTGTATAAATCCATTTAATTAAATACATTTATCCCGTTATCAAGCGAACGTCTTGATGGCAGGGAGCAAAATGGCAACGAAAACAGCAAGTCAGCTAAATCACTTGATTGTCCGCAGAACTCAGTTGTTAAATCATATTGAGTTTCTCCAGACAGCGAAAAGCGCTACAAATAGCGACGAAACAAAGCGTTCAATTATGACGCAAATCCTACAAGCTGAATCTGAATTAGAGATCAGCGAAAAATATATGATTTCTTTGGGTTGGGGGCGATAATAAATGATAAATAACCCGACAGTAATTCGATTTGATTCTACTTCTGGCGCTTGGTCTGACGGTAAAAATTACGTTAAAGGCCAAATTATTCGCAGATATGCAATCGAATCGCTAGGTAGAAAATCAGTTAGAGGGCGGTTAAGCCGCGAAGAAATCTCAGCCTATTGGCTAGACCGATTCGGGGTGAACGCTGATGTTCAATGACGCGATTATTTTCGTATCCGTTATATCGGTGTATTACTTAGGCGTTCGCACAATTGTCGCCATCAAAGCCAAAGCGTTTAACGAAGGTTATAAGCGAGGACGGAGTAGTTTAAATGTCAGAGAGATCGTTAAGTGACTGGCTCTCGGACGCTGGTAACACCCTCGAAGACAGGGGGATGGAATATGGCGACCCGAGGCACAATCTTTTACGCATTTACAAAATCGCGAAACTGCTCGGTATTCAGCTCAGAGACCCAGCTGACGTATCGCTTATCTTTATCGCAACGAAACTCAGCAGAATGGTGGAAAGTCCAGAGCGCAAAGATTCGTATCTCGATCTCATTGGATACGCCGCTATCTTGGGTCGATGCCGATTTTCTACACCAGAAGATTGGGATGACGTTGAGTCTGACTCGCAACTATAACCAGCACCAATGGTGCGATATTTGTAAAAGCCGTTATGGACAAATGAAAGATGGCACTTGGCACTTAAAAGCCCAGACGCCAGCTGTATGGAAAGTGCAAAGTGAAACACCTATCCGAAAGGCTCAAGTGCGGTTCTATTGCCAACCTTGCGCCGATGAGGTGCAGAACTGGCCGGACGGAACGTTTTGGTCATTAAAAGAACAACTAGAGATGGCGATCGACGAGTTCGCCGGACGGGAGAAGTTAAATGTCAAATTACCTTGATGATTATGTAAGTGTGCAAGACAGACTAAAGGAGTTTATAAATGCGTTTCCAGACTATCGGATTAAGACTCACGTACTTGAAGAATCGCTTACTCCTAACTGCGATGTCTATATTGTTAAATGTGAGCTTTACAGGACTGAGGCTGATGGTGCGGCTTGGACAACCGGACTTAGCAGCGAAAGTAAATCTAAACAGTACGCTCTTGAACTTGCGGAAACTGGCTCTCTTGGGCGAGCTCTCAATTTGGCTGGATACTTTGCGAAACCAAGTAATACTGCAAAGAAACCAATTCAAACTACTAAGCCTGAACTCGCCGAATTTATCAAAGAGACAAGACCAAACGACCCTGAACCGATTGTCTGGGATGTTACGGCTATCGCAGCGGAATTCGGCGC